ACGACGCGGCCGGTGTCTGGCAGTACGTACGTCGCCTGCCCGGGCTTCACGTCGTCGAACGAACCGAGCAGTGCGTTCGCGGCGCGGTACGCCTGTTCATCACCGACGTCCAGCCAGCGCAGCAGCTTCGGCTGAAGTGGTCGACCGCCGTGCAACAACGAGTCGAGTCCGCTGGAGAACTGTACCTCACCGGCGCGGTTCTCGGCGTCCTCGAGGCCGGACCAGAACAACTCGACGTCGTCGGCGACGACGTAGCCACAGGCGATCGACGCCAGTGAGCCGGACTCCACGTACGGCGTCTTATCGTCGATCCGCCAGATGAAGTCACCGTCGTCGGTCAGCACGGCCCGACACCAACGCGCCGCGGGCGTGCCCGCGGGAATCGACGCGACACCGAGCCACGAGTTAGTCGAGTTCCAGATCGCGTCGTCACGTTCCCACAGTGTGTCGCACGCGGTCCAGAACAGGTCGTCGTTCTCGGGTACCGCTTCGGCAGCGACCAGTAGCGACGCGCCGGGTCCACTACCCCAACGCTCGTCGTGCACGAACGTTACGTCTAGGTTGGGGTGCGCGAACTGAACGTACTCGCGAACCTGCGCGGCGCGGTAGCCGGTCACTACGATCAGTCGCGCGCCAGCCGGTGCTAGGTCGAACTGCCGTGACAGCACGGCGCGTCCAGCCAGTGGAATTAACGCTTTGTGTAGTTCGTCGCCGACCCGGCCGAGACGACTGCCTCGGCCGGCGGCGACGACCACGAACGTGGTCACCTACGTACTCCTCAGAAGGGGAGTTCCCCGGCGCCCTCGGGCGCAGCGGGCGGAGCCGGAGCGGCTACCTCAGCGGCCGGAGCCGGCGGTGCGGGCGGCGTCGGAATGACCGGCGCAGCAGCCGGAACCGCTTCGACCGGAGGCGGCGTCGGCGCAGGCGTAGCGACGGGCGCCGGCGGAGCGGGTGCAGCCGGAGCCGCGACCGGTGCCGCTGGCGGTGCCGGAGGCGCCACCGGCGGCGTAACCGGTGCGGCGGGCGGCGGAGGCGCCAGCGGACCTGCGGACGGCCCGGACGGACCAGACGGAGCCAGACCGGGCGCACCGGTGTACGGCTTGACGGCCTTAACCTCGTTGCGAGTTTCACCCTGCCAGTCGCGGTGACCGAGCGTCAGTCGAGCGCGACGACCGATCAGTGCGTTCGCGACCGGCTCGAGCGAACCCTGCTGGCCGAGCTGCATGAACCAGTCCTCGGTGAGACCGAACGCCTTCATGTGGCGGAAGAAGATGCTCAGCGCGACTGGGTTTTCCTGCGACATGACGAACTGGTTGAGTACGGAGCGCTTCTCGTACGGACCGGTCACAACCTTCATGGTTACGCGGATCATCGGTTTGCCGTTGGACGACGTGGTCGACTCAGACTTGGCGACCTCGACGTCGTAGTCGCCGACTGGGAGCGCCTCCATAGACGCGCCCTTGGCGTCCTGAAGCGCGCGGTTAAAGTCGATGGTAGTCACTGTTCGTTAGATCCCTTCTTGGGTGGAAACTGCGGGCTGTTCGCTAGGTGACGAACCGTTGGGAGATTCGACGCTAGCAGCGGGGAACGTGAGACCGAACACGGTACACATCCACTGCGTAATGTCGTTACCGGACGTGCCGACGGGCGGTCGTTCGACGGTGAGGTACTGGCCGAGTCGCCCCTGAACGCGCTCGCCGGCCTCGTACTCTGGGTGAGGCGAGATCCAGATTCGCCGCAGTTCACGGGTCGGCTGTCCGTTGGCGTCGCGCTCCCAATCGGGGTACATGTAGCCGCAGAGGTCGACCCAGTACGGCAGCGCCGTAGTGATCTGACCCTGCATGTACGGTACCCACTTGTTGTCCGAGTTGCGCTGACGCGTCTCGGCGATGAACACGACGCACCGCACGTTGATCTGCGGCATCAACGTCAGGTCACGGAACCCGCGGATCTTGTCGTCCATCTTGGACAGTAGAACGCCCCAGTCCTGAATCTTCATGGCCTCGGTACCGGCCAAGTTGCGCTTGAGGCGACGCTGCATCTCGGTGATCGAGTCCAGCACGACGGTAACGAACGGGGTCTGGTACTGTGTGATCCACTGGTAGACCTGGTCGAGCGTCTCCCACTTCTGGACGGAGACTACACAGGCGTCCCAACTGCCATCGTACTCCGGCGGGCCGCCGGTCTGCGGGTCCCACTGAACCTGCCGGACCGGGATGAACCGCCAACTGCCCTCGGCGTCCAGTACGAGGATTGGCTTCGGCGCGGTGCCGGACAGCGTGGACTTGCCCAACTTGGAGCCGGCGTGGATCAGCATCGACAGCCGCTGGTGGACGTCGAACGTCGGTTGTGTCACTCTGCTTCCCGATCTGTCGCGTGAAACTGATAGCGCCGGTCGCGACCGGCAAGCTCATCGTACGAGACGACGGCGTCCTTGCCGTTCGCTCCCGCCTGCATGACGAAGTCGACCATCTGCCGCTGGGTACCGGTCTTCCAGAGTCGGACCGGCGGGTTGTGCTCGGGCTCGTCGAGACGACTGAGAATCTTGAACCACAGATCCTCAACGCACGCGTAGTGACCGTAGGTCGTCGAGTACTCTCCCCAGACGGGTTCACGTGGATCACCGTTGACGAGTTCGCGAACGCACGCGCAGCGACCGAGGTAGCCGCGTAGTCCGTTCTGGCAGCCGGGGCAGTTGGCCTCCTTCATCGGACCGCGTCCGGAGTTCTCTGGCTCGAAGAGTTGCAGTAGGTTGCCGTTGTCGAGCTTGCGTTCAGCTCGAACTTCGTCGATCGGATCGGTCACGTCTCTCGTCCCTTCTGATCGTTGTAGCGGTCGCGCGGGTCGGTCTCGTGGAAGAGAACGTTCACCATGTCCTCCACGCCGGCCGAACCGTCGTCGAACAGGTTGCAAACCGCGAAGAAGTCGCAGTCCCAACGACAGTCCGACCGAGGTGACGGGTACGCGACCTCGAGATGAAGTCGCCCGTCGTTGAGCAGGTCAATCGTTCGCAAGATGTCGGCTGACGCCGCCAGCGCGCGGGTCCGGTACGAGTCCAGCTCGTACGGGTTGTGACGAACCTCGACGCGGTCGTAGAACGGCGGCTGCGCGCGTGCAGTTCGCTTCGTTCGACGCAGCATGTTGTAGAGCGCGCCGTCGCAACGCGTCTCGCCCTCCGGCGTGTTCAGGAACTCGAGCAGCATGTAGTGCAGCATCTGCTCGTTCTGCGGCAGCGTCACGGCCGGGCCCTTGAGATCGCCGACCGTCTTGTGGTCGAAGAACAGTCGAACGTCGTCGGTCGTTCGTCGCGCGCGGACGTCGAGCTTGCCGATGAACTTGAACTCGCGTTCGTCGCGCTTGACGCCCTGCCCCACGTTGACGGTAACCGGCGCTTCGAGGGCGGTCTCAGATGCGACGATTCGCAGGTCGGCGTCCGCGCCGGTCTCCTCAAGCCACTGGACGTAGCCTTCGACCATGGCGCGCTCGAGGTTGGTCGACTGCGCAAACTCGGCGGCGAGCACGGTCAGTCGGTCCTCGTCGACGTTGCGCTCGCGCGCGAGCGTCGCGATCTGCGTCCAATCCTCGACGACGACACGCTCGAGCGCGGCGCGCGGATCGACGCGCGGCTGACCCTCGGGCACGTACCACTGCTGAAGCGCGCGGTGCACGCGGTCGCCGACTGACCGCGCGCCGACGAACGTCTGGTTCTTGAACGACAACTGCCGGTACCAGGCCAGCCACCACTTGCGCCGACAACGCTTCCAAGTCTGCAACTCGCTATTGCTGATCGCGTACAGACCGTCGCTGGCGAGCTGCGACGTCGTCTTCGACTCGCTCGCTTCCTCGTCCTCCTGACGTAGGACGTCGGCGAACTCGTTCTCGATGTCGGACTGCGACGAGTCCCAGAGTTGGACGCCGTTGACCGATTCGAGCGTCGTCGTCGTCGTCGTCGTCGGAGGTGGCAACGGAACGACTTCGGGTACGGGCAGCACGTCAGCGAGCAGGTCGTCTGGTTCCTCGTCGGCGAACACCAGCGCGACGGTCGGACCGTCGATTCCGTTGGTTGTTACCGGAGTTGTGACGGCACTGCCGTGGTAACGTGGGTCGAAGTTGGGCTGTAGCGCGTTGAGCAGCGCGGCTACCTTCTCACGGTCGCCGGGCTTCCAACTGTCCTTAGTCTCGATGTTAGCGAGTCGAGCGGCTGACTTGCCGGGCAGTCCAGCGCGACGCATGAACTCGTCACGCGACAGCTTGTGTGACTCGCGGATCTGACGGACGACTGCTCCGTAGAGCTCATCAGGGTTGAACACGGTTCTCCTACTGTGTGACGTTAAGCATGCTGTCGAGGTTCAGCGCCGAGTTCAGCAGCTCGTTCTCGACGTAGTCGAACCGTGCCGTGTCGGCGTCCGCGTTCGCGCGCAGCA